AGGTGGCGGTGCTGAGAGGACAGGAGATTGACATTGTGAACGCCCCGGCCTGCATTGAAATCAGGGCAGGACTGACGCACGGCGTCAAGGCGATTACGGATTGTGTTTGGTTTTGCATCCATTCGACTGACGAGAAAGACCCGTCAAAAGTGGATGATGTTTTGATTGGAGTTTGATCATGCCTATTGCAGCACTTTTTGCCAGCCCAGCTGCTCCCGGAATCATTAGCGGTGGTCTTAGTCTGCTTGGTGGACTGTTTGGCGGGAACTCTGCCGCTGACGCATCCAGGCGGCAAGCAGAATCGCTAGCTGCTGACACCGAAAGGCGCAGGCGGGATGCCATGTTTAGCCCTGTCGGGATGACAAACAGGTTTGGAACATCAACCTCGCAAATTGACCCGGCAACCGGGAAAGTTATCAGCGCAGGCTACGAACTGTCACCAGAACTGAAAGCGTTTCAGGACAGGTTCATGGGCCTGGCTGGTGGTGGTCTGACGCAAATTGAGAACGCCCCTGGGATGTACGCACCGCTGACAGGTGCCGCCAAGAGTATGTACGACCTGGGGGCGCAGTACCTGGCTCAATCGCCCGAGGAAGTTGCTGCGAAATATATGCGCCAGCAGCAGGATTTGATTGACCCATCACGCCAGAGATCGTTTGCACAGTTGCAGCAGAATATGTTTAACACTGGCACTGGCGGTTTGTCAGTTGGCGCTACCGGGATGCGTCCTGGTGGTGGTGAAGGGCTACGCGCTGCCAACCCGCAAATGGAAGCGTACTACAACGTGCAGGCACAGCAAGACCGTCAATTGGCTCTGGACGCCGAACGAATGGGCATGGACCGATACAAATTTGGACAAGGGCTGTTCAAAACAGGCACCGAAACACTTGGCGACTACTACAGCGGTTTGACAGACGCCTACAAGCCATACACTGCTGCAATGGGCGGCGTAACAAGGGCAGAGGACTTGGGCAGATTGTCGTTTGGGGACATGGAGCGATTTGGCAAGTTGAACATGATCAACAGCCCAAGCAATGCGGCTGGCATCACTGCACAATATCAGGCTGATCAATACAGCCCGTTTGGTGCTTTCTTGTCTGGTGCTGGGAAAAGCCCAGAGCTTATGGGTGGGCTTGGAAATCTGTTTGGTGGAGGAGCAAGATCAATGTTTTCACGAACTGGTTTAGGGCAATCTGGTTATGGTACTGGTCTTGCCTACGGAAATCAAGACCTCGGCCTATTTATCTAAAGGGTAAATCATGAGTGAAATCGTTGAATCCCTGTTTGGCGTCAGCCCCGAGCGTTACCGTCAGCAGCAGGACATTGCCTTGCAGCGAGAGGCATTGGCCTATGCCCAGCTTAATCCAATGCAACGAGCAGAAGCTGGCATCTACGCTGGTGCCAGGCAGCTTGGCAGCGGCATTGGCAGGATGCTGGGCGGGGAAGACCCAGGAATGCGCCGGGTGACTGAGCAAGACCAGATTATTCGCAGCATCAACCTCAATGACCCAGAGACCTTTGGGCCAGCGGCTCAACGTGCTTACCAAATGGGCCATACTGAGTTGGCGCAGAAGATTCTGCTTGGTGCAGACACCGCCTATCAACGGCAAGAGGCCACCAGGCAACGTGCCGCTGGTGTGCTATCGCGCCAGCAAACCCAAGCTGCTCAACAGTTGATTCCAAGCCTGATGACGCCAGGCCAACCAGAGCAGGTAATGATTGATGAGGCGGCTGATACCAGTTACTTGCAAAAAGCGCAAGCGGCTGGGATTGATCAAAACATCTTGCGCCAACTGATGGGAACGGCTCCTGGACGGGCTGAGTTGAAATCGTTTATTGATACGATGGAGGCCATGCAAGGCCCAACAACAACTCTGGCTGAAGCCGCTAGTCTTGTTAGACGAAACCCAATCACAGGGGCAGTCACCACAGTGGCTACTGGTGCGCCAAAACCGCCTCCTGCGCCTCCTGCGCCACCATCCCCAGGGTCAGATTTTAGTAGATTTGCGCGTGAAGTAGCCTTTGGAATTCCATTCGATAATTTGACAAAAGAGCAAGTTACAGAAATAAATAGGCGCGTTGATGCAGAGAAGAAATCTACTGCGTCTGCTGGTGCGGCAAGACTATCAGTTAATATGCAAGAAGGATTTGGCAAAACTCTTACTGAAACCATCACAGGAACTGTAAAAAACGCAAGGGCAGCTTTTGGCACATTGAATTCAATTGAAAATATGCAAGTGCTTTTGGATGAAGGCGTAAAAACTGGATTTGGTCAAGAAGCAATGTTGAACCTTGGCAAAGCGGGTCAACTCTTTAATCCTGATTTGAATCTAAGAGGTTTGGCTGGACAAGAGGCTTTCCAAGCGTTTTCCAATAGTGTAATTTTGCCAGAGGTGAAAAAATTAGGTGCCAACCCAACAGATACTGACTTGAAGTTTATTGTCACTGGGTCACCAAGTTTGTCCAAAACGGTTGAAGGTAACAAACTAATGCTTGATACGCTTGCATTAAAACTAAACCGAGAAAAGGACTTGGGAAGGTTCAGCAATCAATGGCTGGCTGCAAACGCCGCTTTAGTTAAAAACGACCCGATTATTGCAGGCACAAAATTTGAGACTGATTCTGATACATATTTTCAAAGCAGTCCACTTTATGGAAACGCCGCCAACAATTTGCGGCAACGCTTTAACTCAATTGGTACAGCAGCTACACCAGGTGCAGCCAATGCCCGTAGCGCAGCAGCAGGAGCAGGCTTAATTGCTGCGCCAGCCCCGGCCCCAGCGCCATGCACCACAACCAGCGCCACAGCTACAGGCTCCAGCACCACAGCCAGCACCAGTGCCAATGGCGGCACCAGTGGCAGCAGTTAGACCACAGCCTGCACCACCATTTGCACCAGCAGCAGGGGGACTTCTGTCAGGACAAATGATGGCACCAGTAAGGCCAGTGGCAGTACCAGAACCTCCAGCATTTATTCCAGCAATGCCCTCTGGACCTGGCGCAGCAGCACCGCAGCTAATACCTGACAATGTAAACTGGATGGCAAGCGGGAATGTTATCTACACCAACCCTGACGGTAAAAAAGTGAATATAGGCAAAGCAAACACTCAAGCCGAAGTATTCAACTTGATTAAAAAGCATGAAGCAAAGGGCCGCTAATCATGGCAACGACTAATGAACCATCAATCAATGAGCAAATTCTAGATTTGCGGGATGTGTTGCGTATTGCGGAGCAGGACAGAACCATCACTCCAGATGGCCAAAAAATGCTGAAGGATTTGGACACAGAAAGCTGGACAACTGGCGGCTTTGGTCAATTCTTGCAAGGCTTGACACTCAATTTCTCAGACAGCGCAATCGCCAGCATCAAGTCTATTTTTAAGACTGAGCCAATGGAGATAGCAAGCAAAATTGGTGCGATGAACCCAGACAGGCCAGCACCAACCTCTAGGCAGGTTGCAGGCGCAATGGAGGAAATTGGATTAAAGGAATACGCAGCACAAAATCCAGTTACAGCAGCAACAGCCAATATTGGCGGTGCTATTTTACCTTCCTTAGTGTCAAAGCGCAGTCCCCTTGGATTGCCAGCGCAAATGGGTGTTGCTGGAGCTGTTGGATTTACCTCTGGCATGGGTGAATCAGAGGCTGAGTTGTTTAGCCCTGAGTCATTCAAGTCTGGTGGTGGTAGTGCTGCTTTGGGTGCTGGCATCACTGCTGCATTTAAGCCAGTTAGCCTGGTTGCTGGAAACGTCTACAAGAGCCTGGTCAAATCTATTTTTGACAATCCACAAAGGCTTGGCACTGACGAAGCCAGGCAGCTTGTCAAGCAGGCATTGGTGTCTGATGTTGGTGGCATTGACGAGGCCATTCAATTCATCTTGAAAAGTAAAAACAAGCCTTACGCTCTCGCTGACATTGGCCCCAATACACAAGCGTACCTTGATGCAGCGGCATCTATCCCTGGGCCTGGCAAGCAGGTAGCGAAAGACTTTCTTGAAAAGCGAGACAAAGGAATATTGGCAAGATTGACAAGCGATTTGCAAGTTGCTTTTGGCTCTAGGGCCGCTTTCTTTGATGAATTTGCAGCATTGAAAACAGCAAGGTCAGAACTTGGTGGAAAACTGTATGACAGGGCGTTGCAAAAAGACGTACCAATCAATGCTAAATTAACTGAGCTATTTGAATTACCAAATGTTCAAGCAGCTTATGATGGAGCAGTAAGATTAGCAAAATATGATAAAGTTAAATTGCCCAATATAAAAGTTGTAAATGGCAAACTACAAACAGAAAATGGCAATCAAATCACAGACATAAGCACCACCTTTCTCCATTACATGAAAATGGGGTTAGATGATGTTGTGCATAAAAGCAAAAGCCCCATAAGTGGAGTTGGTCCAACTGAATTATTGAAAATGAAGAAAGCCAGGATAGAATTCTTGGACGAGATTGACGCAGCCAATCCACGCTACAAAACTGCAAGACAATTTTGGGCTGGAGATACTGCTGTACTTGATGCGATGGAAAATGGCAGGACAGTCTTTAACAAAACAGCGCAAGACGTTGATATTCTGTTAAACGATGTCAAGACCATGAACAAATCTGAGTTGGAGGGTTTGCGTATTGGAGTGATGCAAAATCTTTTAGACCAGTTGGGTGGGGCGCAGGTAGCAGAAACAGTTATGGGTGCAGCAGGAAACCCAGCATTAAAAATCTTGCAAAACAACAAGAATCTACGCATCATCAGAGAAACTTTTCCCAAGGATGACGCTGGTGACAAGGCGTATAGTGTTTTCATCAAAAACCTTACCGATGAAGTGCAGATGAAAGGCACATCCAAAATAGTGCTGCAAGGCTCACAAACTGCTCAACGGCAGCAGGCCATTGCTGATGTAAAGGCTGGCGGTCAGGCGATGCGTGAGATGCCAATGATGAGTTTTCAATCAATCCTTCAAAGGGCATTGCAACGTGATCTCGGGCAGCTTGGCGATGCACAGACAAGGGCAGTGGCTGATGAACTCACCAGAATTTTGACAGCGCAAGACCCAAAGAAACTTGCAAAAATAGCCAAGGAACTCTCTGGTCGCAGCATCTACGATATTGCCAGCAAGGACGCACCAGAGTTGTTGGCGGCACTTGGCAGGGCGACAATCGGACCCTATGCTGTTGGGTCAATGTCTGGGAATGTCGGACCAAACATCAGCCAAATGGTTACCCCACAAATGCGTGGAATGTTCTCTCAATAGGAGATTGACTATGGATTGGCTCAAACAAATCGCACCAACGATTGCCACCGCATTGGGCGGTCCCCTGGCTGGCATGGCGGTAAGCGCCATCTCCAAAGCCATTGGCGTTGACCCTGAGAAGGTCGGTGACCTGATCAGCAGCAACAAATTGTCTGCTGAACAGATCGCCCAGGTCAAGCTGGCTGAGATTGAGTTGCAAAAGCAAGCGCAGGAGCTTGGACTCAACTTCGAAAAGTTGGAGGTGATGGACCGCAAGAGCGCAAGGGATATGCAATCAGCCACCAGGTCAATGATGCCGCCAATACTGGCTGCTGCTGTGACCTTGGGATTCTTCACCATCATGGTGATGATGTTCTTCAACAAGATTGACAGCGCCAACCCCGCTATCCTAATGATGCTGGGCAGTTTAGGCACAGCTTGGACGGGCATCATCGCTTACTATTTTGGCTCCAGCGCCGGGAGCCAGGCCAAGACAGATTTACTCTCAAGGAAATGACCATGAAACCTGGACTCTACGCAAACATTAACGCCAAGCAGGAGCGCATCAAAGCTGGCTCTGGCGAGAAGATGAACAAGGTAGGCAGCAAAGCAGCGCCTTCTGCCAAGGACTTCAAGCAAGCCGCTAAGACTGCAAAAAAGAAATAGCCATGAGCAAGACGAAACCACACTATTTGCCTAGTGGCAAGTTGCACCAAGGCGAAACCCACAAGGTTGGGAGCAAGCTGATGACAGGTGCAAAGCACACACCAGCCAGCAAACCCCTGTCGCATACACCTCCAGCTAAAAAGAAATGAAGACACCAGCCTGGCAGCGAAAGGAAGGGCAGAACCCGAAGGGCGGCTTAAACGCTGCTGGACGGGCAAGCCTCAAGGCGGCTGGGCAGGACATCAAAGCGCCTGTCAAGTCTGGTGACAACCCGCGCAGGGCAAGTTTCCTAGCACGAATGGGCGGCAACGATGGCCCCGAGCGCAAAGACGGGAAACCAACCCGGCTGCTGCTGTCCCTCAACGCCTGGGGTGCCAGTTCCAAAGCAGACGCCAAGGCCAAGGCCAAGGCCATATCAGCGAGGAACAAATGACACCGCATTTCACGCTTGCCGAGTTGACGCACACTGACCACAGGACGCTGGACAACACGCCAAATGCTGGTGAACTGGCGAACCTTCAGCGCCTGGCTGAGTTTCTGGAGACAGTCAAAACTACGCTAGGCGGTAAGCCTGTGATGATTAACTCAGCGTTTCGCTCCAAGGCCGTAAATGATGCCGTAGGCTCCAAGGACAGCTCTCAGCATAGGCAAGGCTTGGCTGCTGACTTCCGAGTCCCTGGGATGACGCCTGATGCCGTGGTGAGGGCAATCATTGCGGCTAACCTGCCGTTTGACCAGATCATCAGAGAGTTTGACAGGTGGACGCACATCAGCATCAGCGACAAGCCCCGGCGCCAGGCGCTCATCATCGACAAGGCTGGCACTCGACCCTTTGTTTAGTTGCGAGGGTAAGGACAATCATCTGGCACAAAGGCCAAGCAGTGAACCCCAGCGTACTTTGTCCTGGTCTGCACCCAGCGATCAATGTAGACATCTGGCATCAAGGCCAATGACCTGCTGATTTGGGATGCGCCAATGTCGAGCGCGAGTGACAACTCCATAGCAGTCATGCCATCAGGCGCTGCAGCCAGGGCGTCCCTGATGCGTTTATTCAGCACGGTGATTGTCATGTGTTGCGCCTCCTGAGTTGATCTGCTGCCCACACCGCACCTTGAGCAAAGCTGTCCAAGGCTGTGTCTTTCTTGTCGTCAATCTCCTCCCAATCCGTTTCCGTCAGCCCTACCCATTCGCGCTGCTCTGGCTGCTCTAGCGCTTTGCGTAGGGCGGCAGCAGCATCATTAAACATTGGCGCGGACAGTACATTTGCGGCATCAATCAATGCGTCCAGCGCCTGCTTCGCGGCTTGTCTCAAGTCAGTCATAGCATCCCCCAGACATAACCCGCCAAGCCAGCAACGCCAACCAATGCAAGCAAAATTACGATCAAGTGGGCAACCAAGTACGCCCACATCATCAATTCGTAATCGTCTTCGTCATCCATGCCAACCCCCTGCCGCAAGGGTGTGCCGGGTCCAGAGGAAGGCGCTGCTCTCAATCGCACCCGCATCCTTGAGCTGCTCCACCGTCCACAGCTTCATCGGCGTTAGCCGTGTATGCCCTGGCGCCACATAGCCAGGCAGGGTGTAATGCGGCAACAGCTTGATGCTGTTCAAGATGTAAACCGAGTGTTCAGTTAGTTCTAATCTGTCGCTCATAGTTGCACCTTTTCTCTTTGTATTAACATTTCATCTGCCATGCGATACGCATCTTGAGCCACCGTTTTCTCGCCAGGTTCTTGGTTGTAACCATCTCTAATGCTTGCACACCATCCATTTGCCAGCAAGCCTTGCATTGCCAAAGCCGCAAAGTAGTCTCGGAGAGACAATTTCACTAAATCTTTCATAGCGTCACCTTCTTTGTTTTGTGTCCACGGTGCGTATAGCACTGCACCGACCCATCTGCCAGCAGCTTCCAGCCTGCGTTTTCTCCGCAGAGCTTTTGTATTTTTTCTTCCACGGTATCCACTCTAGCGTCATGCTCAGAGGGACCGTCGAGCAGGTAAGCTGCTGACATCACCAAGGCGATGAGTGCTGCAGCAACCCAGTTCATGCCTCACCTCGCTCAAGTGCAGCGTCTTCAATCTGTTCTGCCAGGTCGCTCAGTGCTTCTTCCTCAATTGTTTGAGCAAGATCGCCAATAACTTCGCTGATATCCACGCCTTCAACCAAGGCCCACACAAGTCCCATCGAAGCAGGACTGCCAGGTTCATCACGAGTCTCACGCTCCTCTGCTTCGTATTCCAAGTAACAGTCCAACGTCAAACCGCCAGCGGTTTCAAATACAAGGTTAAAAAGACCTTTTAGGTCTGTCTTGGTTGGCTTGTAGCCAGTTTGCGAAACATGGTTGCTCATGATGTTTTCCTGGTTGAGTCCCTATGCACAGTGCGAGGGCTTGAGTGAGATTCTAGCGTCACGCTAGTACAGCACAAGCAATTATTTCAACTGAAAACCCTTAAGGGTAAACACCTAGACAAATTCCTTGACTTGACGCTATAGCAGTCTGCTAGACTTCTTCGCATGGAAAACAAACTCACAGCGCAGCAGCGCCAGGAACTCGCAGAACGGGTTGGACTCAACGAACAATGGCTGTATCAGTGCCTCTCAGGGCGCAGGGACATGAGTCCTGCAGAGGCCATCCGAGTGGAGGCTGCAAGCAATGGGACAGTCACCCGGCAGATGCTTTGCCAGGGCAACTGGGCCAAGATATGGCCTGAGTTGGCATGAGCAATTTACAATCCCACCAGGCTATGCAGTTGCCTACTTCGGGGGTGGGCCAAGCGTCCACCTCCTCCTTTTCTCGGGTCATTGGCATTGACCCTGGCGCATCAGGCGCTATTGCTCTCCTGGTCAGCGGGGTGCTGGTGTCAGTACACGATATGCCCACCGTCACTGTGGAGCGAAACAAGAGCCAAAAGCGCCAAGTCTGTCCCGCTGGACTCTCGCTGTTGATGCAGCAGCTCTCACCGCACAAGGCCATTGTCGAAAAGGTAGGCGCTATGCCTGGTCAGGGCGTGAGTTCCATGTTCAGCTTTGGCAGATCAGTTGGCATCATTGAGGGAGTGCTTGCCGCCAAGCAGATACCTGTGACCTTCACAACACCGCAAGCCTGGCAGAAGCAATCAGGTGCCGCAAAGGGCAAAGATGGCTCACGCCAAAGGGTCATGGAGCTGTTTCCGAGTCAAGCGCATCTCTTTGCCAGAGTGAAGGACGATGGACGCGCTGACGCTGTTCTGATAGCACTGACGGGGCAAGTATGAGCAATCCATTCAAGATTGACAGCCCAACCTGCATCAGCTTCTCGGGCGGCAGGACGAGCGCGTATATGCTTTGGCGGGTGCTTGAGGCTCACCAGATGAGCCTGCCACCAGAAGCAGTGGTGTGTTTTGCCAACACTGGCAAGGAAGATGAGGCTACGCTGCGGTTTGTGCAGGACTGCTCAGAGCAGTGGGGCGTCAACATCAACTGGCTTGAATACAAGCAGTCAGATGATGCGTCCAACCGTTGGCGCGTGGTGGACTTTGACAGTGCAAGTCGCAACGGCGAACCGTTTGAGGCCGTGATTCGGATGCGTAACTATCTTCCGAATCCTGTGACTAGATTTTGCACCAGCGAACTCAAGATTCGCGTGATGCACAAGTGGCTAAGGGCCAATTGGATGGCAATTGGATGGGATGCATACAACCTGGAATGGGACCAAATGATTGGTATCAGGGCCGATGAACAACGCCGAGTTTCCAAGATTCGGGCGCGTGGACATAGCACTGAAACCACTAAGGAAACGATGCTTCTGCCATTAGCTGATGCTGGGATTTCGTTGTCTGACATTGACGCTTTTTGGAAAAAACAGTCTTTTCATTTGGAGTTGCCAACAATCAACGGGCGCACACTGGCTGGCAATTGCGACCTTTGTTTTCTTAAAGCAGCAAACCAGGTGCAAACACTGATTGCGGAAAAGCCAGAACGTGCTATATGGTGGGCAAAAATGGAGGCGTTGGCGTTGGCGTCCAAGCCAAGCGGTGCGGTGTTTCGTTCCGACCGACCGAGCTACGCCTCGATGCTGCAATACAGCAAAGACCAAACCGATTTCTTCAACCCGAATGACGAATCAATTGCTTGCTTCTGTGGAGACTAAATGACATCACTACAAAGCAGTGAGCGCCAAACGCTGAAGGCTCACATCTTGTACCTCAACGCCGAGTTGGAGAAGTCCAGACGCCAGTGCCGCATGAAGACTGAACTCCTCCAGCGGATGCTGAACCCTGACGACCTGGGTCATGCTGTGAGCCAGGAGATTCGGACCTTGGTGTACCAAATCCTGATTGAAGATTCACACAATGAAAGGGCAGCATGGAACAGATAACTCTCAGGCCCAGTGCAGCCGCACGGTGGATTGCTTGCCCGGCAAGCGTACAGCTTTCAGCCAAGATGCCCAAGGGTGAAGCAGGTGCTGCCGCCCAGCGTGGCACTGCAATTCACTCTCTGAGTGAGTCTTGCTTTATGACCTCAAGCGCACCAGAGGAGTGGCTTGGCATTGACGTTGAAGGCATCAGGATGGACGAGGACGCAATCACCTACGCTAGGAAGCACCTGGACTACATCGAATGTGAAGAGCTGCGCCTGGGCAATGTATTCGTTGAGCAGTTTGTCACAGCCTATGAGTCACCAGCAGTGCGTGTAGCGGGTACTGCTGATGTTCTCGGTTGGTCAGACGACACTGGCGAGTTCATTGTCGGGGACTTGAAGACCGGGAGAGGGTGGGTTGATGCTGACAGTGACCACATGCGTATCTACGCCTTGGGCGGTATGCGGTTGGCGAAGAAGCAATTCAAGACAGTGACAATGACGATCGTGCAGCCTTGTCATGGCGTCAATCGCAGTCACACCATGACAGTGCCTGAGTTGCTGAAGTGGGAAGCTCAAGTGCTGATACCCGCTGTCCAGGCTGCAATGGCAACCACAGCCGAGGCAGTGCCAAGTGAAGCTGCTTGCGCCTGGTGTCCAGCTAAGGCGATCTGTCCAGCGCACATTGAACCCTTCAACGTGATGTCAGTAGCGCAGGCACCACCAGCACTGAGTGATGAGCAGCTGACATCGTTCCTGGACAGCATCAGCAAGGTGGAAGGCTTCATCAAGGCATTGGAAACCTACGCCACCAAGCGCATCAAGGACGGTGCATCACTTCGCGGCTGGCAGATGGGTCCAAAGAAGTCCACAAGGAAGTGGACTGATGAGCAGGAAGCTGCTCTGGCACTGCATGATGCAGGGCTGACATCAATTCAGATTTACCCCAAAGAAATCATATCTCCAGCAGTTGCCGAGAAGCTGCTGGGAGATAAAACAGTCACAGACAACTTGACTTCCAAGGTGTCTAGTGGACTCACACTCTGCCGTTCTTTCGGCATTGGTGAGTAAATGCGTAAAGCGTAATCTTTAACTCTAAAAGGAAATTCGAAATGCTAAATCTTCAAAGCGGTAACGGCGGTGCGTACATCAGATTTATGGCGCAGGCAAAGCAATGGGAAAACAAGGACAAGGAGCCAATCAAATTGCCTCTGATGGTGATGGACCTGGACTCAGTGCGAACTGGATGGCTGCTGCTGGCAGTTGGACAAAGGGATTGGGTGGAGGACGCGCAAGTTGGCGTTAAGGGTAAGCAGCCCAGCCCTGAGTACAAATACGGTTTCTCTGTCAAGCTGTTCTCAAAGCCGACAGGTGTCGTTGAGTGGTGTGCGAATGGCGTAGGGGTCACTAAAGGTTTCCAGGCCATATACAACGCCTGCGACAAGCTGGCAGAGCAGAACCCTGGCAAAGTGCCTGTGATCTCCTATGATGGCGCAACGGCAATCAAGATTGGTGTTGGCAATACTGCAATACCCAACTTCTCACTTAAGAACTGGGTTACTCGCCCAGCGGCATTTGATGCTGACCCGGCAGATGCTGACTTCGAGGAGCCGGAAGCAGCGCCAGCGCCAGCACCAGCACCAGTGCGTCAGGCTGCAAAGCCGAAACCAGCACCAGCGCCAGTGCAGGACGATGAGGAAATGTTCAACTGACACGCAACTGACAAAGGAACCCGGCCTGGTGCCGGGTTTTTTTGCCCCTATGAATCAAGAACAATGGAATCTACTGCTCATTGCCCTGGCTCAAAGGGTTTACGAATTGGAGCAGAGGATACAAAAAATGGAAACTGCACACAATGGATGCAAAACTGATTGCGGCGGCACTAGGGCGGTCAAGGCCAGCAGCAAACGGAGAGTGGTTAGCGTCTTGCCCGGTCCTTGACCACGGACAGGGCAATGGGGACCGCAACCCGTCCCTGTCAGTGACAGACTCCGATGGCAAGCTGCTCCTCAAGTGTCATGGTGGCTGCTCCCAGCATGATGTTTGGGCAGCGGTGAGGGACTTGGGCCTACTGCCCCAACTCAGTGAGTGGGTTGAGCCTCTGGTGATCAGGCCGATTAACGGTCATCACCCAGTACCAGTGCCAGTACCCCGTTCACCGGGGCAGTTACCCCGTTCAACGGGGCAAGTGCATTTGACAGGGGAATGGGAGTATGCTGATGAGCATGGCTCAGTGCTGTTTGTCAAGCAAAGGTTTTGGACTGCAGACGCCAAGGGCAAGACGTACAAGCTGCTGAGAGTTATGTCTGACGGTACACGCCAGGCGTCAATGCAGGGTGCCAGGGTCATTCCTTACCGCCTGAGTGATGTCTTGGAGGCCAAGCTCCAGAGCAAGCCAGTGTTCCTCTGCGAAGGGGAGAAGGCTGCTGATGCCCTAGCGTCCATTGGCGTCTTCACCAGCACCTCGCACACTGGTGCAGGCAGTTGGCCTGCTGCCAACAGCACCTGGTTTGCTGACCTCAACATTGTCCTGGTCCCAGACAATGACGCACCAGGGTATCGGTATGCCTCTCTGGTGGCATCAGCACTGCTGCCCATTGCCAAGTCAGTCAGACTCCTGGCGTTACCCGTTGGGCATACTCAGGATGCGTTTGAGTGGGTGATGGCTGGTGGTGACAAGGCTCAACTGATGGCGCTGTGCAAGGGGCTGCAGCCAGTGCTGGACGCTGAGTCCATCGTCTATCTACCACCACCAGCAGAAGACTCAGAGCCAGCGATAGACCTATCGTTAGACGCCGAGGCTTTTGAGCCAGAGCCAGCGTTAGAGCTGGTGCCAGCGGAAAGCAAGATTCGCATTGAGCCTTGGGACACCATCCAGGATGAACCCGTGGAGTGGTTGATTCAAGACGTACTGCCTCGCAAAGGATTCAGCGCACTCTTTGGGCCACCAGGCAGCTTCAAATCGTTTGTGGCACTGGACATTGCTCATAGTGTGGCTACGGGTACAGCCTGGATGGGCAAGGAAGTGGCTACACCAGGGGCAGTGCTGTACATATGCGGTGAGGGTCACGGTGGTGTTGGAGCAAGGATTAGAGCCTGCCGCCTGCACCACAGGACAGCGCCTGGTGCCAAGGTTTACGTCATCAGGCACCAGCTGAACCTTCGCTCCTCGAAGGAGGACATTCAGCAGCTGCACCTGGCCATCAGCAACCTGGTTCAGCGGGGGGATATTCGCTTTGAGCTGGTCCAGGTGGACACTTTGGCTAGAGCGTTTGGCGGTGGCAATGAGAATGACAGCTCAGACATGGGAGCCTTCATTGCCTCGCTGTCAAAGATTCAGCGTCTGTTGGACTGCGCCTTGCAGATTGTCCACCACGTTGGAAAAGATATCACCAAGGGTTTGCGTGGGCATAGTTCATTGCTTGGTGCATTGGACACAGAGTTGGAGTTACAGCGCCTGGATGCAGCGTTGCAAGATAATCAATATGCAGGGTCAGGCAATATAACTATCACTAAACAAAAGGATGGAAGTGATGGTGCAAAGTATGGTTTTCGCATGGTCAAAGTTAATCTAGATAATGGTCGGTTGGGGTTTGATAATACTCAGAGTTTGGCGGTTGAGGCAGCGGATATCGTTGTCAATACCCAGCAAGTTGGCCTCAACAGGACAGGCCAGGGCAAGCACCAGGGCAAGGCAATGACCGCTTTTGTCGAGTCTTTGCGTGAAACGGACCGCATCCAGACCACCAAGTTTGGGTCTAAACGGGTGGCTTTGGTGTCGCTTTGGCGGGAAAAAGTGTGGCGAGGGTTGGGTAAAACAGGCGAAATCAAGTCTCAGGATGGGGATTTCAAGCCTATTTGGAGGGCAGCGACAGGTCTTGAGGGTGTGACGCTGGATGGTGATTTTGCCTTCTTCACCACCAAAAATGACGAAAAGGAGAACTTTTAGGGCAAAAAGAACAAATGGTACAAATCGTACAAATGGTAGACGATTTGTTCGGAAAAAAGCAGTACAAATGGGGTCAAGGGTATAACACTTGACCATTTGTTCTGTTCGGATCGAAATGTACAAATGGGGCAGCACAAATGGCAAAAGCACAATTGGTGGATGAAGGGTCTAACTTTTTGCTAGACGAGTTCAAGGTTAAGGCTGAGTCCTTGGTGGCTAAGCTGGACCGGGTCAAGCAAGAGCATGACGCTAGGTGGGGCATCAAACGCATTGAGATGTTGGTGGATGCCCACTTGCGGCTCAAGCTGACCCAGCAGCTGGAGCGAGTCTTCAATGCCCAGCGGGACCGTGACATTGAAAAGATGGAGAAGGCGGTTCAAGGAATGATCAAAGGCTATGCTGTGCTGGACGCCTGGGCTGAAGATAATAATATTGAAGAGAAGCCAGAGATCAATGCGGTTGAATGGGTGATGCAAGACAAGAGCATTATGGTGGTGGTGCAGACTCATAATGATGCTGTATATTATCAACAGTTCAGACCCGAGTTAAGCAACCGACATATCTGGTCGATGGAAGAGTTAGAGTTATTATTGGAATCAGAAGTCATCAAAGATATTATGAAGGCCAAGGCATTACTACCAGGTACACGCATGACGAGGATTGCGGCTGGCGGTGGTGCTACAGGATTTGATGATCTGCCAGACTCCGACATTAACCTGAGTGGTGGTCTAGCCAACCCGTTGTTCAACTTTGACCACGCAAAGGCAATGAAGGCTCCAACAAGCCGCTAAAATGGACTCAGGTGGCGCTGCAAGGGCAATGTGAGCCTTGTGGTGCTTGGTGTAGGTTAAAACGATTGTGGAGCGTTCTGATGCCCGGGAACCCGAAAGTACGACAAGACGTTACGCTGCTGGAGGACATTGACAGCGAGA